AAACAAATAAATATGAAAAAACCATTAATGGAGCGTGTTGCCTTGGCAATGTCGATTTTAAAAGGTGATGAAATTGTTGCTACGGTTGAACGTAACCAATTAGCAATGATGGTTGAAACGGATAAGGGAAATTTAGAATTACCTTTTGATGATATTCAAGTTGGAGATGCAGTGTTATTAGAAGACGGTACAGTTCCAACAGATGGAAATTACTTAACTCCTGAAGGAGCAACAATCGTTATTTTAGACGGTCTAGTTTCTGAGTATATGGAAGCTCCAGAACAAGAAATTGAATTGGAAGTTGAACTTTCTGCAATGCCTACGCAAGAAGAAATGGATACTTTAACAGCTGAAAATGAAGCGTTAAAATTGGAAAATGAAGCGTTAAAATTGGAGTTAGACAAAGCAAATGGAGTTGCAGAAACAGTTGTGGCTAAAATGGAAGAACTAGCAAAAGTTGGGAGTAATTATACACCTCCTGCTCAAGCGACGGTTTTTAGAGAAATTGAAACTCCTAAGACTATCAAACAACAAATGGCAGAAAGAAAATTAATTAGTAAAAACAAATAATAAATAAATAGTAAACATGGCTTTAATAGACGTAACAGATTTAACATTCAACGGAGAAGAGATCAAAGCAGTATCGGAAGCGGTATTTGAGAGTGCATTTTCTAAACCAGAATTAACAAAATTTCATTCTGTAGTAAATGGAATTGTAGCAAAAAAACAAATTGCAATCTTAGGAAGGTTGAATGGATTAGTAGGTAAAGGTACAGGTTCATGCGACCCGTCTTCAGCGACTAATGCAATCGTTAACACTGAAAAGTTTTGGAACCCTGCGGTTGTTTCTGATCGTTTCGAAAGTTGTTGGTCCGATTTAAAAGAAACTTTCTTTTTATACGGAACTAAAAAAGGAATTGAAAAGTATGATTTAACAGGTACAGATTTCTTGAACTTTGTTGAAGAATTGGTAACAGATGCTATTCAAGAAGCTATATACCGTATTGCTTGGTTCGGCGATACTACAGCAGAAAATGTTGTTGACGGTGGTGTAATTACTAACGGAACTGATTTAGCTTATTTCAACAAAATAGATGGTTTTTGGAAACAAATTTTTGCTATCGTAACAGCTGATGCAACTAGAAAAACAACTGATTTAGCTTCTAGAAATGGTCAAGCTTCATTTGCACTTCAGGCATTCACTGCTACTGATACAACAAATAAAGTTGTTTCAAATGCATTACAAAATATGCGTTTTGGTGCTGATTACAGATTACGTGAACAAGCTGGATTAGTTTATGTTGTAACTCAATCGGTTGCTGATCAATACGAAAGAGAATTGTTAGCGTATAATATAGCTTTCACAACTGAAAGACTTGAAAATGGTATTACTTTGTTGAAATCAGGTGGTATTGAAGTTTATTCTTTCAACTTATGGGACAGAATTATTCGTTCTTATTACTCTAACGGTACTGTTTATTTCTTACCTCACAGAGCAATTTTGGTTACTCCTACTAACTTACAAGTTGGAACTGAAGAAGTAACAGCAATGTCAGGAATGGACGTATTCAATGATAAAAAATCTAAGAAAAACTTTATTGATTTTGCATTCAACATTGATGCAAAAGTAGTTCTTGATTACGAAATTCAAGTAGCATATTAATTATTAAATGGGAGCTAATCACTCCCTTTTTATTCACTTTATAAATATAAAAATATGTCAGTAGTATGTGGGGCGATAGCTTCAAACATTTTAATAAGTTGCGACACTCCTATGCAAGGTGGTACTCGTGACAGAGCGGTTATCTTTAACTTTGATGATATTTCTTCAATTGTTTTTGATGCAACTAACACGTCAACAGTTGAGGATATTGTTTTAACATCTGGTAAATTTGCTTACCAAATAGATGGTAAAAATAATTCTATTGCACCTAAAGCAATGATGGTTAAAGTTGGTTTTAACAACATGTTTGATCATTCCGTACAAATGAAAGGTTTTGATATTTCACCAGAAATTAAAGAGCAACTTAACTCAATGAAAGATGGTAGATTTGTTGTTATAACTGAAAATTATTTCAAGGGGACTGCTGGTAATGCTTCATTTGAGATTTACGGCTTAACTACAGGATTAGAGATGTCAGTTTTAGAAAGAGATCCAAATAATGCAGATACACAAGGAGCTTTTGATTTTACTTTCACAACAATTAATAATAAAGAGCCTAGACTTCCTAATTCTTTGTTTAATACAGATTATGCAACTTCTAAGGCGGTTGTTGATAGTATTTTGGATTAATTCAAAAATAATTACTAAATTTAAGGGTGTCATTTATTTGATGCCCTTTTTTTTTAAGATATGCAAGAACAAATTGATAAAGTTTTAAGCTACGAGAAAACCAAAAGTATATGGAGGGGGAACCACCTTTCGGTTGAATGGATTGAAGCTAATAAATTAAATATAACCTTATTTGGAATTAGTCTAAATAAGGCTCAAAAATGCGAATGTATAGAAGACTTATTTTTCGCATTAAAACGTCCAAACATAACAAACAAAATAATAGAAAAAATGGAAAAACAATTTCACGTTAAAAAGGGAGCAGTTATAATGTCGTTCGGTGTTGATACAATTACAGAACATTCAACTGATAAACAATGTATTTCGGCACTTAAACATAATCCTATATTGATTAAGTTTTTTGAGAAAGTTCCAGAAAATTGGAAAAAAATAGTTGGTATTAAAGAAGACATTAAGGAATTAGCTGAAGAAATTAAAGAAGTAATTCAGGCGGTTAAAAGAACTAGAGCTAAACGTAAACAATAATGGCTAAAGTAAAATCTACGGCTCAAAAAGTTACACAAAGAATTGATGTTATTGACAACATTGGTTTTTTTGTAAAGAAATACGACTTTGATAATAAGTACCCGCAAAGGGTAACTGATATTGTCAATGATAGCGGAACTGCTAAAACTTGTTTGAAATTACACGAAAAATTTTGTTTTGGTGGCGGTTTAAAAGATACCGATTTTTATAAAAGTAAGATTAACTCAAAAGGTGAAACTACTGATAAATTTTTACGTAAATTATTTAAAGATTTCGTTAAATTTGGTGGGGTTGCTATTCATTTAAATTATAATGGTTTAAATCAAAAAAGAGAAGTTAGTTTAATACCTTTCGAATTTTGTAGACTAGTTCCTGAAGGAGATGAACGCTACGGAATGATTGAAGTTTACGATGACTGGGGAATGACTAAACACAAAAAGTTTGATAAGACTGATATTGTTTATATTAATCCTTACAATCCTGCAAATGTAGAACAAGAAGTTGAAGATGCTGGTGGTTGGGAAAACTACAAAGGTCAAGTTTATTATTCACCTTTAAATGAATATCCATTAGCTCCATTTGACGCTGTTTTAGAAGATATGCTAACAGAAGCACAACTTAAGAAATTTAGCATTATTTTCGCATTTAAACAGTGGATAGCTTGACTTATTTCGTTCTAAAAATTTAATTATATTTTCTTCACAAAATGTAGCACCACTTCTTGCTTGTGTAGATAGTCGCATAATCGTTTTTTCTTCTACTTTTTCGCTGTATTGATTAGTCTTAGCTACCATTCCCGTAGCTGTTGAAATAACCCCACTATTAACTACATATCTTGCATAAGTAGAATAAACTAAAAATTGTTTAATACCATCTACATAGTACTTTTCATTTTGGTATGTGTACTCCCCACCGTTAAATAACAAACTATATTTAGTTAATGGAGTTACAGCAATAAAATCTGCTATTAAATCTAAATAAAACGTGTCACCTAGTAATTCCCTTAAATCAAAGTTTTGAGCTTCTAAAATATGGGGAGTTAATTGCTTAATTTCATTTACATTTAAAGAAATTGACTTTACCGCCTGAATATTTGCAAGTGTTATTAATTTTGTTGTTATCATATTAATAGATTATTTTCTTTAGGTTCATATCCTAATGATATACGTATTTCATCTTCTGTAAAATATTGAGCGTAAGCCACATCAATAGGTTTTGAATATTTCAAGGGTAAAATAGAATAGTCATTTGAAGGGCAAATATTATAGTAATAATTGCTAAAAATTTCAGTTAAAATCTCTTCAACTACTAGCCTATCGTCCGAAGTAATACCATTATAATAATCGAAAGCATCTGAAATCTCTTTTGACGTTCCTAAACAACCAGCCACACGCAATAATAAAACGGGTGGAATTAAAAACATTTTAATTATAGCATCTCTTGAACTATTTTCTGTATATTCATAAAGACCATCGTAATTTTGAATGTCTA